GCCCCTGCGCCGCTTAACGGGCTCAGGAGCAGGCTCGGGGGTTGGCTCAGGTTGAGGAGTCGGTTGAGGTTCTACCTCCGGGGTGGGAGCAGGAGCTGGGGAACTAGGTTTAGGCTCAGGTTCTGGCTCTGGAGTTTGATTTTCTACTTCTTCCTGAACGACAGAACTTGCCGTAGCAACTGAAGTTTGCGCTGCGCTAATGGCTTCTTGCATTGAAGACTCTGCGCTCTGTGCTGTCTCCAACGCTTCCAAAGCCAAAGATTGATTGGCTGACTGAACTTCTTCATAGCTGGTCAAGTCAGTTTGGGCGGACCCAAGATTGGCTGTTGCATCGTCAACCTCCTGTTGGTAGGAAGGGTTGATGATGTAATCAAAATACTTGTAGTAAAAGTTGTCGAGGGTATACCAGTCGTATTCTGGAGTGGCTGGGATTTTCAAGTACCCAATCGACAAACCCTCAGTTGCTGTGTAACTAACGACATACCCGATGCCACCAGTGCCTTCTTTGGGCTCAGCGGTGCTGTAGTCGGGGAGGGTGTTTTCTACAACAGAAGTTGTTCCTTCTGCGTCGTACTCGATTACTAAGTAAGGCTCGTCGCCGTTTTTGGCAAAAACATCGAACCCAACTTCATAAACCCTGATGCTCTCTGGCATGTAGATGTAGACATCATCAGTTGCTTCTTCTAGGTTGAGCGTGAAGCCGTTGTCTACGAAAGGGTCGTCATCCGGAATGTCTACGATTGACACACCTGCGACCGGAGAAGATGAAACTGGTGTATCACCAACGGTGATAACAATTTCTGAATCTGAAAGGTCTTCGTCCTCGAAGTCCTCCGTCACTGTCGTCTCTACGGGGTAATCAGCCTCGGCGTTTGCTAGTGCAGACTCAGCTTCTTCTAGAACTGTTTGCTTGTCTGCTACAACCGCTTGTTGTGACTCAACATCTGATATTGATTGCTCCCACTCTGAGAGTGCAGTTTCGGCGTTTTGGATTGCTTCGTTGACTACTGCAATCGAAGCCTCTGCGCTTTCCACATCCTGAGTTGCACTAGCAATCGCCTCGGCGGTTTCGTCAGTTGACGTAATTGTTTGCTCTAGGTTGACAACCTCCTGCAAAGACTCATTTGTGGATTGAATATCAGATTCCGCTGCTGCTGCTGCGGTTGCAACATCACCGAGAGAGTCTTGCGTTGACTCAAGCGATGCCGCATCTTGGACCACCTCCTCAGACGCATCCGGACTGGAATCTTGGATACTGGGTTCTTGTTCGAGTTGAACCTCCTCTGCTGGGGAGTCAGCGGCATATGCAGTTGTAGGAGAAAGAACTCCGTACACGAAAATTATAATCGACCCTGCAGCAGTCGAAAATAGGTACGACAGAAGTCGGCGTTTATAAATATAGAGATGCCGACGTACCATAACTAGCCCCTGCGCACTCACATGGGCAGAGTGCGGCTAGTTACATTTTATTATTTCTTTGTAGCGTCGATTTCCCTGCAGATAGCAGCGTAAACACTAGAAACAGTCGAGGGATACCACTGCTTTCCCCCCTGCGATGTCTGAACTTTATGAGCGTTCAGTTCGTCCGCAATTGACTTGTACGAGACACCTGCTTGCCGTCTGTCGTAAATCATTTGCTTAGTTTCTTCTGACACCTTTGACTTGGGACCAACATCAACGCCCCAAACCTTCCCCGAGTCCCGTCTGTCCTTGTGAACATCCTTTTGGCGCAGGGAAATCATGCCTCGTTCCATCTCTGCCATGGCAGACATGACAGTCACAACAAACCGACCTTGATAAGTAGCGGTGTCGAGCCCGAGGTCGAGCATTGATAAACGCCATCCGTTTTTATGTGAACGGTCAACGATGCTGAGGAAGTCACGGGTTGAACGGGCAAGTCGGTCAAGGCGGGTTACGTAAAGTGCTTGCGCCTTGCCTTCGTCTAGTTCAGAAAGTGCTTTTGTAAGTACCGGTCTACCGGTGATGTTCTTACCTGAGCGACCCTCTTCACGAAGGATGACTGCTTCATAACCAGCAGCCTCAGCAGCTGCAATCAACTGCTTTTCTTGTGCCCCCAAACTGATTCCATCTTCTGCTTGCATCTGAGTAGAAACTCGTGCGTAGCAGTAAGCGATTCCCTCACTCATTGTCGGTCCTGTTCTTTTCGTATCGAAGCTTTGCCTCTGCCTCGTCAATCAATAGGTTTGGGCACTCCTCTACTGAACTCTCGTAAGTGTTGCCGCAGTCAAAACACTTCCAAGTGGTGTCTTTTAATCCCTGCAAGTACCCCTGCGCATACTGAACGCTCACGGTGCAACTCTGCCGTTCTTTACAAAAGCAGCGTGAGTAACGGGCATGTGATACTCAAAGATTTCCTCATACCTCTCTGCCACCATCTCAATCTCCCGTTGGGGGTAAGAAGGGAAGTGAGAACCTTCGGCAATCCGACGTAGTGAGAGGAAGTTCATCAAAGCTCTAGCGTTCATCGTGACGTAGGCAGACGAGTAGATGCTGACAGGGAGAACTACCCGAGCAACTTCACGGGCTACACCAGTAGAGAGAATGTTTTCGTAGTTCGTGTATGCAGTCTCGCAACTTTGACGAACCTTCTGGATGGTCATGGCGTACTGAAAGTCATCCCCGTCTTCAAAGTTGTATGCACCCGTCTTGCCTGTCTGAACCAACTTCCGCTGACGGTCTGGCATGTAGAACACAGGGTCCAACTGCCGATAGCGACCTGACTCTTCGTTGTAGGAAGCGATGCGATGACGCATGTGCTCACGCCAGACGAAGATAGGTGCGTTGACGTAGAAGGTGAAGTAGGAGTGCTCAAACGGAGTCCCGTGGCGCTCCCTCATCAGAAAGTTGATGAGACCTTTGTCTTTTTGTGGAAGCTCGTTGTTCTCAAGTCCTGCGAAGTCAAGAGTGCGCTCCCCCTCAGTGCTTACCCGAGCGGAAAAGACGACATCCATGTCTTCGGCACTGCACTTGACCAGCTCGACATCGACATCGGACTTAAACCGAATCTTGGTCACTATTTAGAATCCCTCTGTACTCGTCTTCAAGTCTTGCGAGTCGTTCTGACTGCTCAGACTCGTAAGACTGCTCGATTGCTCTGGATAGAGCGTTTATCCCATCAACAACTTCGTGGCTCTCATTGCAACACCACGGGTCGTACCGAAAAGTCGCTGTTATCAGAACCGTGCCATCATCGCTAAAACCAGAAGACTCGAACTTCAAAAGAGAAATCCGTTCTGGATTCCCCGGTTGAGGCTCCCTGTTCGGGCTACCCACTGATTACTCGACTGCGGTGAGATTTGGCTTCTTCTTGTCCTCGATGTTCCCACGGACATTCTTGAATGCCACGGTGAACGCCTTGCCTAGCGCATAGAGAACAAGAATCAGAAAAGCGACCAACGTTGCCAGAAGGAAAATACCAATCCCCCACATAGCAATCTGGAACGCCCACTCAAACGGTGTAGTCCAACTCATGTCATTACCTCCTTAGGTTTCCTTATTATATGAATCGGAGATGGCGAGTGCAACCTCCTTGAGGTTCTCAATGGGCTTGAGAGCCCACTGAGGAACAAAGTACGCATCTGGACGGAAGCCGATGCCCTCGTTGTGTAGCCATTCGGGGTCCCGAGCGTCATAGCCATGAATAAACCCCCGAACGGTATAGCTGGGGCACTTACCTGTGACCAAAACGAAAATATCGAAAGGGTCGTCAACTGGACGCACGATGAGGGCATGTTCCGGGTGGGGACGGGTCCGAACTTGGATGTTGGGCGGAAAGTCGGGTGCCTTGAAGGTATTGACGCTTCCGTCCCAGTAGATGTTGAGAGCCTTGGCTACGACCAGTTCTCCGATGGCACCTTCGATGCTTTCGCTCCATCCGAGGGTCACTAAACCGTGAGCATCCTCTAAACCTGCACGCTTGGACTCCAGACTCCGACGAAGGCCGACTTCGGCAGCCATTGAGTACTCGTACCAGTCAAGTGTGATGTCCATGCGTCTCCTCCCCTTTGTTTCTGGGGATTTCAGTATACAGACTTAGACTCAAAGTTGTACAGCATCTAGGGGGTTTATAATGTTCAGATATTGTACGCTAGGAGCGATTTTCGTACAATTAGCGCTCTTTCATGGCTTTGACAACCTGTTCCAGAAGGTTGTTCTGCCTTTCAAGCTGTTCGGCAATCTTCTGCAGGTGACGAGCAATCTCGTTCTGCGACCGTCGTGTCTCAGAATCCATTTTTTCGGGCTCCCGTTCCGTTATTTGCCTTGGATGCGCTGGACCAGTTCGGTGCTGGAGTAAGGGTGGGTTCGAGAGTTGTAGTAAATGTCAATCCCGTGCTTCTCGCACCAGTCTTTCCCCGTGAAGTCCTGACCCATGTACTCCTCACCGATGATTCGGATGTCGGGACGACGGGTCTTGAGGATGTTGAGAAGGTCTTCCTCCGTCTCGTAAACGATGATTTCATCTACATACTTGACCGCTGAGAGTTGAATCTGTCGCTCGACCAGAGATTGGAATGGTTTC